AGGGCGGAGAAGGCCCTGGAGACGGTTTCGATCTCACGCTTGTAGCCTTCCGTGATGGCAGTGAGGTGTCGGACCTTGCTGTCGCAGTACTCGTAGTGGGCGTCCACGTCCAAGAACCGCTTGTCTAGCCTAGCTGCATCGTCCTTGTCCGACACTGTTCCGTCCTTCTTCTGCCGGATGTGTGACCAGGCAACGTCCCGCTTCTTCTGAGCCCTGTTCCTCTCCCCCTCCGCAATCTTCAGTTGGCTGATGGCGTAGGAGTACCAGGCGGTGAACTGCCCGATCAGGGTAGTGAGTTCGGCGTATCTCGCCTCGCTGAGGTCGATGGGAGGCTGGGGGGAGTCCGCCAGCGTTCCATCCCGTCTTATCGGTCGGACTGCAAGTGGTAGTCCCATCTTGATCACATCCGCTTCAGCTTGGTCCCCGGCTTCATCGTAGATCTCGATGGCCCGGTCCAGCGTGACTTCAAAGGGATTCGGCATCAGCGCCTCCTGCTCGTGTTGAACATCTTGGCGCCCTCGTTCTTGCTCTTCTTGGGCGGATTGCAGATCGCCTTGTACTTGCAGGTCATGCAGTGCCAGCCGTCCTCGCGCTCCGGCTCCTCCTCCTTGAGGGCCATCTCTCGCACGCGGTCGAGCTTCTTGGCGATGGCATCCCAGCGCCGTTCATCGTAGACCTGGACGAACTCGGCCATGCTGGAGTCGTTCTTGTTGTAGTAGACGAACAGCATCGCCGGGAGGTCGAGGCAGTGCTGGTAGACGGTGCCCTGCATGAGGTGCTCAGCGTGTGGGTTCGTGGTCTTCTGATATCCCGCATCGTTGATCGACTTGATCTCCACACCGAAGCGGATGTTGGCAGGCTCATGCATGACGTAGATGCCGTCCGTACTCCCCGCGATGTCGTAGGAGTCGGCGGCCTTGTTGTTGCCCGGGTGGAAGAACGCTTCGGGCGTGAACTCCTCGACGCCCTCACTTCTTCTGACAATCTCCCCCAGGTACGCCTGGAGTTGGGCATGGATTGCAGAGCCGGTGTCGAAGATCCTTCGGAGTCTGGGTTCGATGGCCCCAGTTTGTTCCGCTCCGATGTAGTCGTAGTAGAGGAGCCGGGCACACCCGATGGAGTACTTCCCATCGAGGGACTTTCCCGAGGTGCTTCCGATGCTTGACGGATGGAAGATGCTTCCATGCCGGATGGAGTTGAGATCGAAGGAGACCTTCAGTGGAGCTGGTGGTTCCACATTCAGGTCTTCCAGAAATGCATCGATCCGTGAAACCACGGAGATGTGCCGGACGAGATCCTTGATCTTACCGCCCGGGCCGAGGTGCCGCTTGGCGTCCTCGATGGTCAGAAGAGTCTCAGCCATGTGTTTTCCTCGCGATCTCGATGAAGAGTTCATAAGGGATGACGGCGAACTTTCGGCCAAGTCGCCTGAAGGTGATGACGAGTGCCGGCCACTCGCCCGCAATGTTCGCATGCCGAACGACAGCCGCGAGCTGATCCACGAGCAACCGGAAGCCTTTCGTACTTTCCGTGTATTTGTGCTCAACTCGCCACTCGTCGATCTTTCGTACGTCGTCTTTCGCGTCCTGGTTTCCAGAGCCAGGCTGGGTGTGGCCGCCAATGTCCAGGGCTAGCCCCTTCTCCAGCTTCTGGGAGATCTTGATCCGCCGCCTCCTCTCCTGCTTGGTGACAGGAGAGGAGGAGCGGGCGGGCTCGAACTCGACCACGTACCCGTTGTCCTGACAGCCATCGCAGAGCAGGAACTCCTGTAGGATGTGCTCCGCCTGGTCGCGGATCTGGTATCTGGTCGTCTCTCTGACTCTGCCGCATCCCGAGCACTGCCTTCCGAATCCCAGGTATCTGATTACCAGCTCAACCTTCATCCCTCGACGTCCTTGTGGCGGACATGCTGGAGACCGGCGTCCTTCAGCATCATCTTCCACAGAAGGTTCTTCAGCCCCAGCTTGGGATCATCGAATGCATCCATCAGCGCGTCCTTCCCACTGAACTTCAGCGGGTCGTCCTCGTTGGGAAGGGCACCACCATGATCGACGTAGTAGACAGACCCACCTCGCCGAATGATGCTCTTCGAGGTGCAGTAGTTGATGAAGTCCGAGTCGATGTCGATCTCGGGTGGCTCGAAGAAGTACTTGAAGGCCCCCGTGATCCCCTCGTGCGTCCCTGCCTTCCCCTTGGTGATCTCCCAGTTGATTTCCTTACCGATCTTGGTCTTGCCGTCCTTGGTGTAGAGGATCTCCCCTGGACGGAGCTGGATGTCTACCAGCTTGCCGTGCTTGAGCGCCCAGGCCCCACCCACTTTCCATTCCCTCGAGCGCATCCCGGCCTTGTTCAGGTTGGCCCGAACCTGACGGATACCGATGATCGTGGTCTCGTTCTCTTCCAGGAACGGCCGCTTCCCCTTCCATCCACAACTCTTGCAGGTGTAGCCGTAGCTGGTCTCACTGTGCTTCTTGAACTCGATCTCCAGCTCGTAGCACTCCGGGCACCGCTTCCGGGGAGCCATTGCCCCCTGCACCTTCTTCATCCACTTCGTCTGGACGGAGGAGGAGCTGGCGATGCGGGGGTCATCAGCCAAGTCGGCCTCATCTTCAGCCGCGGTGAGCATCGAGTCCCAGGAGTCCACCGCTCCAATCTGGAAGGCGTTGGACCAGATCATGCGGACGAGAGCATCTAGGTTCCCCTCCGCCGCTCCCCGCAGAACCAGAAACTCACCGCACCCCTTCTTGTCCTGAAGCTCGTGGCACTCCTGTACTGTAAGGGGCTCTTCCCCGGCCTCCCTCCGGCGTCGTGCCTCCACCTCGAGCTCGTAGTTGGAGAAGGGAACCCGGAAGCCGATCTTCCGGGCGTACATCTTGTCGAACGGGAACTCCATGCAGAGCATGAAGATCCTGGTGGAGTCCCCGTAGAGTCTTTGCACCTGGGCGAAGTAGTTGTAGATCAGCAGGTTCTTCCCGGCTCCGTCTGGCCCATCGATCTGAGATAGCCCCCCCGCTGCGAGCCCACCGCCAGTGGCGATGTCCAGGGAGGGGATTCCGCAGGGCCGCCGGAGGTCGAAGCGCCCTTCCAGCTCCGAACCGCGTTGGAGTACCACTCCATAACCGCCCAGCTCCGCGGTGATGCCCTCCACGAGGTCGTCCATGTCCATCTTCGGCAACCGGGTGGGTCGGTTCTCGGTCTTCTCAGCCTTCTTTGCCATCCTTGTCTGGCCTCCTTTCGTACGGTTCACTTCCGAGATCGGGATCGAGGGGTATGTTCGTGTTCGGGTGAGGATCCTTATCCCCCGCCCCGGCCTTCTTTTCCGTTGGCACCTTCTTTGGGTCGATCTCCACTGCGTACTTTTCCATCGTTGGCTCCTTTCTTTAGGCCAAATCGTTCACGGAGGTCGGGTTCCTTGAAGACCTCCTGGGACTGCGCCACCATGATGCGAAGAACTTCGTTGGGCCGGAAGCGAACACGGCGGCGGGGAGGGATGATGATGGCCTCCCCAGTGTAGCGGTTCCGTCCCTTCCGTGCCTTTTCCAGCACGTTCACGAACCGACCGAGGCCGTGGTACTGGACGTCTCGCCCCCGTCCCATAGCTTCCCGGATTGTCCTCGCTACCAGGCGCATGATCTTGCGGATCTCCCGCTTGGTGTACTTGGTCTGTCCGGCTACGGCTTCGATTAGTTCTTGGTATTCCATGGTCTACGCCTTCGCCGTTGCCCAAGAAAACCCGACTCCAGCATCCGCATTCAGTGGGACCAGGAGGTCGTCACCGAACGGGTGTTCCATCAGCTCCAGAACGATTTTCTTGGCCTCGTCCACGTTCTCTTCCGGGACTTCGAAGAGTAGTTCATCGTGGACCTGGAGGAGCATCTCGACTCCGAGATTCCGAAGTCGGTGGTCGAACTCGCACTTGATCATAGCCATCTTCGCCACATCTGCCGCAGAACCCTGGATGACCGAGTTGACGCTCTGGCGTTCTGCTTGGGCGAGGTTCTTCCTGGCCGAGCCGGGGAGCTTCCACCGACTCATCTTGTCCAGCAGCTCCCCGATGGCGGGGAGTTCGTGGAAGCGACGCGGACGGCCCAGGATGGTTTCGACCATCGCGTGGTCGAGGATGTAGTTGTGGACGCCCTCGATGAACTCCCGGACTCGGGGGTAGGGCGCGAAGTACTTCTGGATCAGCGCCTTGGCTTCCTCCACTCCCACTCCCAGCGACTTGCCCAGCTTCTGGGGCCCCTCGCCGTAGTTCAATCCGAAGCCGATAGTCTTGGCGGCTTGCCTGGCGAAGATCATGCCCTTCTCGAGCTCGGTCAGTTCCGTGTAGGGCAGGCCCTGTTCCTTCGCCTTGGCATTCGATTTCTTCTTCTTGCCGGCGGCGATGATCGCATCGTAGTCGTAGTTGTACATGAGCGAGCCAGTCCCGGCGTGGATGTCCCAGCCTTTGCGGATGACGTCGATCATGTTGGGGTCCTGGGAGAAGTGAGCCATGAGCCGCATCTCGAGCTGCTCGTAGTCCACCACCAGGAGGGCGTGCTTGTCTTTGGGTATGAAGGCCGTGCGGATGCCGAACTTGTCGCCATCCGGCCGGGGGATGTTCTGGAGGTTGGGGTCCACGGACGAAAGACGTCCGGTGACCGTGACGTGCTGGGTGAGCGTGGGGTGAATCCGGTAGTCGTCGTCCACCCACTTTCTCAGCCCGTCCACGTAGGTGCCTTTCATCTTGGCCAGCTCGCGGTACTGGAGCATCAAGACTGCGACTTCCACACCCTGATCTGCCCAGATCTGCAAGCAGCTTTCATCCGTGGAGGGCTGCCTGTTCCCACTGTCTCCGCCAGTCGTCATCTTGATGGGCTTCAACCCGAGCGTGTCGAAGAACAGATCGCGGAGCTGTGGGGTACTCCTGATGTTAACTTCCCTGCCCGCGATCCTGTTGATCGTCTTCTGGATAGCTACCATCTCGACCTCGATCTTCGGGCTGAGTTCGGTCAGGTAGCCGATGTCCACCATGACGCCGCGGCGGCAGCAGTTGTAGAGCACGCGGGTGAACGGCATCTCCACCTCCTGGAAGTAGTCCCAGAGGCACATGCCGTCCATGCTGTGGAGCTGCTCAAGCTTCTCCTTGAGACAGTGGTACACGCGGAAGGTAGCCCAGGCATCCAGGGCCGCGTAGGATTTGGCCGAGTCCGGGTCTTCCCGCATGGCCCGGTCAAGCCGTTCTGGGATCGACTCCCCCTTCTTTCGACCTTTGAAGGCTTCCTTGAACTCCCGCATGTTCAGACCGAGGTGATCGAGAGCCGTCTCTTTTAGACCGTGACGGCCCTGTCGGTTCTCGTCCACCAGCCAGTCCATGGCCAGGGTATCGTAGCAGTCTCCCTTGGGCGCCTTGATGCCGGAGTTCTCCATCATCGCGAAGTCGAAGTTCTGGTTGGTGAAATACCAGGTGAGGTCCAGGTCGGAGGCAAGCTCTTGCCCGAACAGCTCGAGCATATCGCGGGAGAGGCAGTAGCGGGAGTTGATGTCGGGGCAAGCTGACCAGAACTTGACGTGGTCCCGGGCACGATTGAGTCCAGTGGTCTCCGTGTCCACCGCGCACTCCCGAGTGTCCTGGACATGCCGGGCAAACTGCATGAACGATTCGGGGTCATCCACCCAGGTGACGGGTGGAACGTACTGGGTTCCCATTGGTCCTCCACAAAAGAGACACCCCCTCCCGCCACAGGAGGGGGTGTCTGTCAGGCTACTCGTTGTAGTCGGGGTCGCCCTCTTCTCCCTCTCCTCCTTCGCCCTCTTCGTACCCCTTCGCGTGCTTGTCCGCATCGGGATTCTCGGAGCCCCAGGGGTTCTTGATCTTCAGGATCTTCGCCTGGATGTCGAACGGATCGGAGCAGAAGATCTTCTTGAAGACGAACGGCTTGATCTTCTCCTCGAAGTCATCGACCTTATCCTTGTAGGACATGATGTCGATGGCGGTCCATCTGGGAACCTGGACGGTCGAGTTGGTGCCCTCACCCTGGCGCTTGATCTCCAGCTCGCAGTCGAAGATCGACAGCGGCTTGGGGTCCTGGCAGTGGTCACACTCCACCTGCTTGAGGGGGATCGCGACGTTGCCGCACTTGGGGCACTCGCGCTTGCGGGCCACGAAGCTGAGGATGTCCTCCAGCTTCATCTCCGTGGTCTGCATGTCGATGAGCGGGAAGCCACACTTGTCGCACTCGTAGGAGACAGTCTCCAGGCGGCCTTCCCCGCAGCTCTTGCAGTCCTTCTCGATCTCGGACACGATGCCCGCGAGTTCGCTCATGTGACCGGAGCCGATGCTCCAGTGGACCTTGCGGCCGAAGAACTTGTCGAGCTTGGCGGCGCAGTGGGGGCAGCGGCGACCTTCGCAGATCTCATCGTTCATGATCTGCTCGCCCGTGCGCTTCCCCTTCGTGTATTTGATGGGCCGGCCGTGTTCGTCTTCGGCCGGAACCTTGTGGTACCAGGCGAGGTGGAGGACGTTGAAGGCGTGCTTCATGCTCCAGCGGATGTCATCGGCACCCCCTTCCCTCTCCTTGCACCCCAGGCACTTGCCGCCCACGCTCGTCAGTTCCCCGTCCACGATCTGGTACTTCTTCGAGCAGATGAAGCCCCTGTTCGAGCGGGCCGCGAAGTGATCGACGTAGGGGAAGTACTCGGTCTCCTCTCCTTCCATGTTGAGGTAGTTGCCGGGGAGGAGGATGGCCTGGGTGGTGACCCCCACAGGCGGTGCCCAGCGGTGTCTCCACCGGATGCTGAGACCCCCGCCCCTGCCCCCACCCGAGCTCTCGCTTCTCCTCGTGTTGTATCCCTGGACGCGCTGTCCGAAGGAACTTCTCTTCGCTGAATAGCTCATCTTGACCTCCAAAAGTGCCAGTCTACGGCGGCGTCAAGGACCCCTAAAAGGCTGGCTTGATCAAGGTTGTCTGGCTGGGTGTGGTCATCCGCCCAGTCTGGGTATCGCGCACACAAGACCCGAAGACCCCTTCGTCTGAGCCTCCGGCCGGTATCCAGCATTCCCTCCTTCCCTGCTTTGTTGTTGTCGAGGAACAGAATGATCGTGCAGCCTAGCCGGGAGAAGATTCGTTCCTGAGCTCCCGACATTCGGCTTCCCTGAAGCGCGACTACGTTGTCGATGTCGTGTTGGATCAACCAGATACACGCTTTGTAGCCTTCGACCACCACGACTGTATCAAGTTTGTCGAAGAAAGCCAACGGGTAGACGTTGTGGCCGTTCCACAGGAAGTTGTGGCTCTTGATGTCGTATTTCTCGTATCTGGCTCGAACTACAGGGTCGTCAGGGGCATACGGTAGGATGTCCTGCGCCTTGTAAACACGGTACTTTTCACCCTCCCCCAACACAGTGCGTCCAGCCAGTCCTACCAGCCTCCCCTCCAGGTCGCGAATTGGGAAGATGATACGCATTGCGTGCTTGTCGAATCCAATCTCTAGTTTCTTCAGCAGTTTTGGGTCGAATCCCTCCTTCACCAAGTTGGTTGGAAGGTACTGGAAGACGCCAAGAATGGACTCGTTCAGGAAGTGATCGCCTCTTCCGGCGTTGATGTGAACGTCTCTGCGGGGCTGGCGAGGGCGGGTTTTCTCCTCCTCCAGCGTCATGTCGATCAGGTCTCGGGGAGCCCCCATCTTCTGGAGGAATTGGATGAACGTCCCCTTGGCCCCGCAGGCGTGGCAGTAGTAGACCCCTGTTGACAAATTCATGTAGAACGACGGCTTCTTCTCTTCCCCTTGCTTGTGGAAGGGGCAGGGGCCGCCGACATTGTTCGGCCCGGACATCCTGGTGAAGCGCAGGTATTTCTTGGCCGATCGAAGGACGGTGTCCCTCACGAGCTTTTCCGCCCTTTCAACTCCCTCCAGGCTTCCCGAGCATGATCAGCCATCTTGGACTTGGTACGAGGACGCTCTTCCTCCTCCTTGAAGAAGTTCTTCAGGTCGGAGTACTCCTGGAAGATGAGGGGCGTCAAGACTGGATTCCCGTCCTCGTCTACGACCACATTGCCCTCCAGGTTGCGCTGCTTGGTCATCAGACATCCGAAGTCAGTGGCCGGATTCCCGTTGATGGCGAAGCCGGTGATGTTCATCTCCCGGGCGACCGTGATGGCCAGAGCCAGCTCGTTCACCTCGGGGTCTGGCGTCGTCTTCTTCATGATCTCGATTGCGGTGGTGCACGACTGGCCGTAGGCATCCGCATAGGAGATGTTGGAGGCAGACTTGCCACCGCGATCTTCGCTGTCACGGTTTGCCTGGTTGGTCCCCATGATGGGGAGGTTTTCGTCCAGGGCCAGATCTCGGATGTCCTGCGCGATGGCTGTCTGGTCATTCCACTTGGGAGATCGCCGGCCCTCATGCCGCATGAGGTACAAGCCGTCCACGTACAGCGCGTCTGGTCTGTGGTCCCGAATCTTCTGCCGCAGCCCGGAGACACCCCCACCATTCGGGTCAGCTCGGTCACTGGTGATGATCAGAGACTTGTCTCTGCCCATCTCGATTCGGCAGGTGTTCTCGTCTATCTTCATCGTGTCGAGATAGCGGGCGAATCGATCGTACATCGTCCCGCCTTCCGGGACAGGAATCTGATCGAGTGTCTTGCGCTTGAAGGCTCGGTAAGGAGCCTCAATGAGCAGACAGATGCAGCGGTCTGCGATCTCCTCCGGCTTCATCTCTCTTGTGCAGATGAGAACCCGCCGGTTGGCAAAGTCGTAGGCGTGGCAGGCACAGACCAGGAGGATCCAGGTCTTCATGGACTTGGGCCGGCCATAGAGGAGCACAAATTCACCGTTGTTGAACCCCGTGCTTTCCAGGTTGAAATGGTCCCAAGGGTAGGGGATGCCGGTGAGTCCTCCTGCTGCTGCGCTGTCGTAGCGTTCCTTGATGTTCTTGGCAATGTCAGCTACGATCTGATCTTCGCTAATCCGCCGTTTCGCCGATAGCTCCAGGTACTTCTCCCCCACCTCGTCCAGCGTGGTGTCCGGGTTATCGGAGCTGGCCAGAGATTCCACGATCCTGTCCGCCATGAGCTGGAGCTCTGAACGGAGATAGGTTTGGAGGAACTCCTCCACCAGCGCCTTCAGCGTCGTCTTCTTGGGCGGCTTGGGGAGCGTGACCGTGGGGAAGTTCTTCTCGATGTATTCGCGGGAGGGGACAAGACCAGCGGTCTTGGGCATCTTGTAGTACCGCGTGATACGCCGGTAGATCAGTTGACCGTCTTCGGTCTGGAAGTGGTTGAGCGTGATGTTGGCATCCGTGAGAGGTCGAATGTCCTGCTCTTCCAGAACCTTTGAGAGTAGAACAAGTTCGTCGTTGGCCATGGACCCTCCTAGGTAAGCTCGATCCAGACGATGTGACCCTTGTTGACAATGCGCTTGTGTAGCATTGCAGAACTGGTGGCGATCTCCAGGCAAATGTTGTAGCGATCAGACCAGAGAAGCTTCCCTCCGACGAACCCATCCACCGAGGTCCTTACCTTCACTTGCTTCCCGATCCATTCTCGAATCTCGGCATTCCAGTTGTCGTGGATGTTGAGCACGTCCTTCAGCGCCCGGAGTTCTTTCTCCAGACGAGTGATCTTGTCCCGCAGGCTCTGCTCTTGCTTGGCCAGCGTTTCCAGCGTCGGTTTTGACGGCATTGATTCCTCCTGAGATGGTGGGAGGAGAGATCCGTACCCCTCCAAACAGCGTCCGTCAAGAGGGGTAAATCCCTCCTCCCACCGGCTGGAAACTAGGCCAGGACTTTCTGGAGGATGCGCCCACCCAGCGCCTCGAACTCGTACCGCTGGTCCATGTCCTCGTGGTACTCCTGCGCCGCGCGGGTGACGGCCTGGACCGCACCGTAGAGGTTTCGGAGAGGCTCCTCTTCCAGTGCCTTGATCGCCGCCTCGCGGAAGTACTTGGGGGCATCGAGCCTCTTCAGCTCGGTCTCGAGAAACTCGGCCGGATTCTCGATGGAGTGGCCCTGCGCCTTGAGCATCTTCTGCCTGGTGTCCTCCCAGCGGAGGGGGGCGTTGGTGAGGGCCTTGTCGAGCTGCTTGTCGATCTCGTCATCCGTGATGCCGCGGTGCTGCCGGTAGAGAAGGCGGGAGTCGCCCACCGTGATCATCAGCCCGTTGAGACAGACCAGCCGGAAGCAGAACTCATCGATGGTGATGGCGGTGAAGCCAACCTCGGAGTTCCTCATGTGGTAGCCCGGGTAGACCGTGTCATCGGTCGGCAGCTTCTTCTCCATCGCCGCCACCTTGTACCAGTGCGCCACAGCCGGGTCGGGGTGGTTCATGTCGATGGCCCCCAGGCTGATGGGCGGGCCCACGATCGTGTAGTGGTTGCAGTGATCGTTGCCCCAGGAGCTCTTCTTGGAGAGGTGATTCGGCATGAACCTCATCTCCTCCAGCCGGCTCCCGAACCGCTTGTCCATCCGGTCGAAGACACGCTCGTCATCGATGGGGTGGTAGGTGGGACTGAGGATGGCCCTCATGTAGCCATCGCACCCATCGACACCGGGGGCGCCGGGCTTGAACCTCTTGGTGCGGAGCTTCCGGGAGTCTCCGGTCCGGGAGAAGCGCCTGTGGATCTCCTCCTGCACGATCTCGGCCGTCACGAGCTTGGAGTCGAACCACTTCCCCCACTGGATGCCCAGGACCTGGCCGAGCTGCTTCTTGGCCCAGTCCGTCATGCGGAACGTCCCCTGCTGGGGGATCTCGATGTCGAAGAAGAGCCTGGGCTTGGGGTCATTGATGACCTGCTCGACGTGCGGGACGATCCGCAGCTTGGCCATCTCGATCTCGACATCCGGGTTCTTGAGGTCGTCTTCCGCTGCCACGACAGCACGGACATCCTCAAATTTGGCTAGCGTCTTCAGAGTCTCCAGACGAATCCCGTTCATTCAAACCCTCCTGTCCGGCAGTCTTGAAATGCCGGGGTAGAAGATCTTGCTCCATGGACTCCAGTAGTTCATCCAGGAGCCTCTTCGTGTTCTCGGACCAGTCCACGCCCCGCTGAGTCACGGGTGTCGTGGTGCACTTTCCGTGGGTGTTGAGAACCTTCCGTCCGTCACCCAGGTCTTGCTCTTCGACCTTCACGTAGGAGGCCACCATGACCGGCCGGTATCCGGGCGCTGGCTGGGTAGTGATGGTGACCTCCAGGATGTGAAGTCCGTTGATGCGGCAGTCGGCTTTGGTGATGATCATCTTCGCCCCGGCAGGCCCCGGCGGACCTTCTCACTTCGGCGAACCGGCTCCTCGACCTCTCGATGGCGGGGAGGACTGGGAGGTCGATCGCCCAGTCCCTCTGACACCTGACGGGCAAATCGATCCATGTGCATGCCCATCTTCTCGCCGCCCTCGATTGCCAGTCCCTCTGCCAGCTCTCCCGCAGCTTCGGCCGCGATTGAGATAGCACTCTCACTCTGCTCGCAGGAGATCATCACGGACACGGTGGACTCGACCGTCAGCCCGGCCTCCCGAGTGCTGAACCAGTTCTTGAAGCCACGGGTCGCGGTGACCCGAGCGTTTCCTTCTGGGACATCGACTATGCGCGATCCCGCCATCTCATATCTCCTTGTCTCCCGATCGTCTGTACGATTCCAGACGCGGGCGGTTCCTGAGTAGGTGGCGCGTGTCATTCGTTCACCGGGATGGCCGGAAGGATGTACTCCTTCGGTGTCCCAGGCATACTCGCCGGCGCCATCTCCTCTTGTCGGTAAGATTCTCGTACGATCTCGTTGTTGATCTCTCCCTGTCGGGCAAGCTGCTCGAGCCGGGTCTGGTTGACCTCGTAGGTGATCTTCTCCGTGAGGATGAGATCTGCCTGCTCGGCGGGGAGAGCATTGGCCAAGAAGTCAGTGTCGTACCACCGCTTGTACCGCTTCTGTGCGCCCAGCCCCTGGATGACGAGCTTCTCCTTGTCGGAGCTTCGCAGCTCGCCTTTGATCGCCCGCATCGCTGCGTCCAGGGCTTGGTTTCGTAGATCGACTCGGCGCTCGAACTCCTGCATGAGATCGTGGATGTCTGGGTCGGTGAGGAACTCTCGTAGCTGAGCCTCAGCGTCGTGAAACTGCTCCACGGCGCGTTCGGCGAGACTTCGATTCGCCGCCTTCGTCATCAGGTTCGTTCTCCCTTTGTGGTTGTGGGATGCCGTAGTAGACCTCCCGAAGATGATCGATAACACTACAAACCTTCGCCCAGTCGGTCGAGGTTCTCCCCCATGGTCCTTCGTGTCGGTTGTCGTGCGTCCGATAGAGGAACGCGGTGTGATACATCGGCAGCACGGCGTATCTCACATCCGTGTGTCGGCCGGGAAGATGGAATGTGTGCATCCGGCCTCGGATTGAGGCGATGGTAGGTGCTTTCCCGAACAAGGCTTGGAAAGGCACCTTCCCGATGGTGACGATGAGAAGTGGATCGACAAGGTAGATGGTCTCCAGAAGTCGGGGACGACATGCCTCCCGCTCAATCTTAGAGGGTGGACGGTTCTCGATGCGAGGCTCTCCAGTCCTCTCGTCTTTGCCTTCGACCGTGGGTCGGCAACAAACGACATTGGTGACGTAGAGGTCTCGATCTCGGTCAATCTGCATGCTCTCGAGGTAGCCATTGAGGATGCTTCCCGCCTCCCCCTGAAAGGGCAGACCGGTCTCGTCCTCGTGTTCCCCGGGGGCTTCCCCAAGGACCAGGATGTGCGCCCCTGGGTTTCCCTCTCCGAACACTAGCTTGTTGCGGGTCTTGGAGAGCTTGCATCGAGTGCAGTCTGCCCACTCCCTCTGGAGCTGGAGGAGCTTGGGAGCTAGCACGCTCATCGGATTTTCATCCTCAGCCCGTCCTTCGTGATTTGGGACTCGCCCGCGATTGCCAGCCCTGCTGCTTTGGCCCTGTCAATCATGTCCTGCTGCATCTTCTGCTCGAGCGCGACCTGGAAGATCTTCAGCATTTCCTCATTCTGATCGAGCCAGTACCAGGCGATGGGTCGAACACGAAGCGTGATCGGCTTCTTGGAGAAGTTGAGATGGGCGAAGAAGTCGGTCTGGCCGAAGCCTTCTTGGGCTGGGACTATGATGGACCTGGCCATCAGACATTCTGTCAGGAGGATGCTGTTGGCCTGGACGACCTGATCTTCCGTCAGATCAGTCTTCCCGATGTACCAGGTCTGTGGCGTTCCGTCAGAGACGGCAATCCATCGTTCTTCTCTCATTGCGAGTCTCCTTTGAGTAGGGCTTTAGGACGGTGTATTCCATCGGCCCTCCCTGATCCTTCGGCCAGTTCTGGAACTGGCGTTTCAGGGTCGTGCACATTCGATGGAATTTGGGGACGTAGATGTGATCGATGATCACGACCACGGGAGTACGCTTTCCTTCTCTCCGGCGTTGGATCCGTCCGATGCCCTGTTGGAGAGTGTTGAAGCCGCCCTCTTCGATCGCGGAACTCCCGAAGGGCGTGAGGAAGAACAAGGTATCAAGGGTATCCTCATCCAGACCCTCTTTCACTAGCTGGAGTGTTCCAAAGCTAATCGGACGGGTGCGGAGAGTTTCCAGACGAGCCCCGGGCTTCTCGCTTCCAGTGCATAGACCCGAGTTCTCGAACATGCGGTTGAGATGTCGAAGTTGATCGACACTGTGACTGAGCGCCAGCACTTTCCGACCAGTCTCTAGGGGCTGTCGTAGCTTGCTGGCGATGAACTCGTTGCACTCGGAGTGAGTCCCGAGGTAGTTTCGCAGACGGGGGATACTGAGCTTCCCGTTCTTATCCGTCACTTCAGCTCGAATCACTGGATCGTTCATGTTGACCCTGATAGGGCACTCCAAGAAGTAGATCCGTGGCTTCAAGTCTTGCGTGAGGTCTCGGTAGTAGACTCGGCCGATGTGGTACTGGTACATCGCTTCGAGTCCATCTTCTCTGCTGGTCGTTGCTGTGAGTCCGTGTCTCTCCCCGTAGAACAAAGGAGCAGTGGGGAGAAAGAGCGGGGCCGACAAGTGATGGACTTCGTCGTAGATGATGAGGCCGAAGTATCGGTCGAAGCTGAGTGGAAGTTCAGCGTGTCGGAGACCGAGAGAGTGGATCATACAGAGGCAGATGCCTCGACCTTCCCAGTCCCATTCCTCCGGCGGTCCTTGAACCAAGCCCACTCCACCAGGGACATCTAGGAAGAGAGCGATCTGGTCGCGCCACTGGTTGATGAGCGTGGTGTTGTTGACGATCACCAGCGTTGGGACCTTCCGCTGGGAGATGAGATGCAGCGCCATGACGGTCTTGCCTTTGCCACAAGCAAGGTTGAGCAGACCTCCTTGCGACCGCAACATGGCTCCCGCAGCGTCACGCTGTACGTGATCATCTGGCTTCTTGGCATCCAGGACGATGCGACTTTGGAACTCTACTCTGGCTGGCGAAGGCGGCCGGGTGGAAATGACGGGAAAGGGAAGCGTCCCCAGCTCATCGGGTGGGATGAAAGCGCGGGGCACTACCAGGTGAGTCCCCACATCCTCCCAGAGCTGCAAGTAACTGATGCCCTCCGCGCCAAGGACTGGAAACTCCAGCCCGGCCTTCACTGCCTTCGTGTTGATCTCTTGCTTCGGCAGCCAGAGTTGCCTTCCGTAGTAGCCGCAATCGGGGTCTCTGCGGACGAAAAGCAAATCTACCTCCTTTCGGGCATGTAGGAGATGGGGGGCCCTTACCATCTGACGGAGAGCCCCTATTATACATACGGCGTGCGTCCTGTCAACGGATGCGGTAGTTGACCCAGAACTGCCACATCTCATGGAACATTCCGCGCAACATGCCCCCCACCGCATCCTTGGCGAACCGTTCGATTGGCCGTTCGTGCTCGCCTACGATGCCTGCGTTGTGTGCCCCAGCATCGTCTGGCGTCCGACGGCGATAGGTTCCGTAATCTCGACCGGATGTGACTGGGACCGAACGAACTGTACCGGATCGATCTATCTCGGCCCGGCAAGAATGTCGGTAACGACATTCGCTGCATTCGACATCGTTGGGTTCGTAGCTTTTCGCGTTTCCCCAACAAGTGGGTCGCTGACTGGGGTTGGCACCGATATGATCGGCATAGCTCATGATTTCTCCTGTTTGCGAGTTTGGGAGTCCTAGACGAGGTTCTTATACCTGCGCTTCAAAAAGAATTGCGTGAGTGGTGCTCCTCAAGACTCCTTGACCCGTGCTAAAGTAGGGACGTAGTATCACTGAGATCACAAGGAAGAGCCCCATGCACACCGGATCAATCGTCGATTTCTACGATGACCCCAACGGCTTCGTCCTCCAGCAGCGCCTTCCCGAGGGCCTGCCGGACTTCATCAAGACCGCCGAGCACCTCGATGAGAACCGGAGAGCCAAACTCCCGGACGACGTGTTCGCCCTGGTGATGGTGGACGGGGGAGAAGCGATCCGGAAGTACGCCTGTGTGGACAAGGGCAACACCGCCCTCTCAGTGATCTACTTCCTCGAGAACCACGATCGCCTGCCGGAGGAAGCCCAGAAGGTCGCAGCCGCAAATCTCTTGACCGCCTGCGGTTGGTACGACATCGAACCCCCGACCCAGCTTCAGAAGCTCGCCCTCGAGTGGGGGAGTCCGGCGCATCAGCAAGGCATTCAGCAAGTCCAGAACTTCGGTCGAGACATCGCGGGTGGTTGGCAGGCGGCTGGAAAAGCCGGTCTGTCAGGACTGGGGGAACGAGGGTCTTTGATCGCCCAGCAGTTCGGGAAAGGACCCGCCTCCATCGGCCGTCGAATTGGACTGGGTGCGCGGGCGGTGGCCAAGCCTCTTGCTATCGCTGGAGGGGCGGGATTGGCACTCGCTGGAGCAAGAAGGCTTCTCCGAGGTCCCCAGCAACAGCAGCCCCAGCCAATGACGCGGACAGCAGCAGTGGAGAAGACGGCCGGTGTTCTCGGATTCCTGGGGAAGAAGGCGATCAAGAGTCCCCTTTCTGTTGGGCTGCCTCTCGTCACAGCTCCCGGACAGGTTTCTGGGAAGGTCCACCAAGGGATGGAGAGGCATCAGGAGATGCTGGGGGAGCCCAAGACGGGAGAGCTCTCTGGTTCGCGACTCATGCCCAGCCAGAGTGATCGGCCGGAAGATGAGGAGAAGGTTGCGGGATTCGGAGGTGGATGGGAGCACGTGGGGCAGATGCTCAAGGAAGATACTCCCACGCTCAGAGAGCATTTCGGGGCTCTAAAGCAAATACCTGGTCTATTTGGGGAGGGTGCCAAACGGTTCAGCAATGTT